GCGTTACGGTTACCATTGTGGGCAAGGCCGCAAGGCCGCGCCAGCTAAAAGAAAGCCCGACCAAATGCCACGCGAACACACAACAAACGACAAAGAATACGCACGCAACCGACGCCTACTACTAGCAGACGATCCACCGTGTACCTACTGCGGACGCCTAGCCGATACCGTCGATCACATACTGCCCTACGCATTAGGTGGCGGCAACGAACTAAGTAACTTAACCCCGTGTTGTCGTAGTTGTAATAGTTCACGCGGGGCCAAACTAGGCAACCGATTACGGGCAATGAAACAACTAGGAAACTCGCCGGCCATAAACACAACTACGGAGAGTGAACCATTAGGGACAAAAGAACCTAAAAGCGACGTCGTAAAACCCAATAATAGTAAAGAGTTTTTTTTAGAAACGCAGTCGAAGCCCCCGCACGCTTTAATTCCTATATCCCAAAAACCACCTAGCGTGGCCGAAACCGGCCACCAACGACCGCGATTAGAAACGATCACGCCCGAAACGGCCCGAACCCGATCCGACGAAATAGCTGGGTTCGCAAAAGACGTACTAGGCGTTGAACTATTGGAATGGCAACAACGGGTAGCCGCAGGGTTTACCGCTATGGACGAAAACGGCGACTACCTACGCCGTATCGGTTACTGTTCCGTAGCCCGCCAAAATGGTAAAAGCCTTTTAATGGCCGCCGTCTTAGGTCACTTTTTAACGATCGAGGCCCCGCGTCGAGGAACCCCACAAACCGTTATTAGCGTCGCGCACAAACTCGACCTAGCGGTATCTATGTTTAAGTTTCTTGCGCCAATTCTCGAAGCAAAATACGGCGCTAAGGTTTCGTGGTCATACGGTCGCAACGAACTAGAACTAGCCATACCCGACCCCGAAACAGGCGAACTAACAGGCCCGCATAGGTGGCTAGTACGTGCCGCCACGCCGCAGGCAGGACACGGGTACAGCGCCGATTTAGTTTTACTCGACGAAATCTGGAGTATTAGCGAGGCCGCCATTGACGAGGGTTTACTACCAACACAACGCGCCCGCCGTAATCCGCTATGTCTAATGTTCTCTACGGCCGGCACTGAAGCAAGTACGGCTATGATCCGTTGGCGTTCGCAAGGTTTACGCCAGATCGACGCCGGCGACGTTGGCCCTATGTATTTCGCGGAATGGTCACCGCCTAGCGGTCTCGATCCGTTAAGCGTGGCGGCGTGGCAATTCAGTAACCCGTCTATGGGGTATTTGCTGCCCGTGTCGGTTTTAGAGGCCGAAGCGAAAGCACCTAACCGACAGGCGTTTTTACGTTCGTCGGTAAACCTTTTTACGTCTGCCGCTAACGGTTGGCTAGAACCGGGCTTATTCGAGGCTTGCCTAGCAGACGATCCGCTACCTAGTGGCGGCATATTAGCCGTCGATAGTTCAACCGATACCGCGCATTATGTAGGCGTGCGGGCCGTTCAAAACGGGCCAAACATAAGCGTTACGGTCGAGTTTCAAGTAGACAATTTGGCGGCGTGTTGGGCAGCGATCGACACACTTTTAACCGACCAACCGTTATTAAAACTTTCTATACCGCCCACTATGGAATTATCGTGCCCGCTTAAATGGGAACGCCGCCGTAACATTGTCGGCTATCGAGAGTTAGGCAAATGGACCCAACCCGTTAGGTCTATGATCGTAGAGGGACGCCTAAAACACACGGGCCAGCTATCGCTAGTTGAACACGTCGAACGCGCCGTAATGGTCAAAGCGAACGGATCGGTTTCGTTGTCGTCGGCTAGGTCACCCGGTCCGATCGAGTTAGCGCGTTGTATGGTATTCGCAGCCGCGCAAGCGTCACGCGCACAACAAAACGCTAAACCTACGTTGGTAGTTGTGTAGGGCTATGCTTACGTTCGCGTTGGCGGCGGGTAATTCGTCGGGGATTATCTGCCGCTAACGTTCCCCCATTGTCTTACCTTTATGGCCTACACTTTCGCGTATGGGTATTTTCGCGCGTAATAGAACGGCGGCTATGGCTACTTCCGTAGACGGCAGCGTAAAAGCGGCCGTCGGGTACAACGCCGGCGCGTCCCAAATTGGCGCGTTTTATTCTTACATTGACGGCGACGCTCGCGCCCGTAGTATGTCGGTCCCGACGATTTCAAGGGCTCGCGATTTAATCGCGTCTATGTTCGGTTGCCTACCGATCGAGTTCTACCGCGAACAATGGAACGGCAAAGAAATGGAAGCCGTCGAAATTGCGCCGCGTAGTTGGGGCCGACGGATCGACCCAACCGTTACAAATAATTTTATTATGTCGTGGACATTTGACGACCTATTTTTTTACGGCCGCGCGTTTTGGCACGTACAAAGCAGAACGCAAGACGGGTTTCCCGCGTCGTTTACACGTCTACCCGCCGCAATGGTTACAACAATGGATCAAGCCGGCCCCGTGTGGTTCGGTCCGTCTAATCAAATTATGTTTAGTGGGTTGCCCGTCGATAGCCGCGACGTAATCCAATTTTTAAGCCCAATTCAAGGTATCTGTTATATGTCGCAACGCGCAATAGAAACCGCGTTAAGCCTTGAAAATAGTGTGTTACGCAATTCGAAAAGCGCGATACCCGCCGGCGTTTTGCGGCAGGTTGGCGGCGAACCGTTAAGCCCCGCCGAACTATCCGAAATGGCGCACGCATTTAACGAAGCACGTTTAACTAATCAAACGGCCGCGTTAAACGAGTTTCTAACGTACGAACCGACTAACACAACGCCCGACAAAATGCTATTAGTCGAAAGCCGCCAATTTCAGGCGCTCGAATTGTCACGAGTTGCGAATATCCCCGCTTACTTAGCCGGAATTGCCGTCGGCGGCTACAACTATCAAAACGCAACGCAGGCTAAACAAGACTTGTATTTATTTGCCGCTAAAAACTTTATTCAATGTTGGAATGAAACAATGTCGGCCGACAACGTACTTCCACGCGGAACGTTCGTACGGCTAGACGTCGATAGTTACTTAGAGGAACTACAACAAGAGGGAACCTATACCGAAGTTGTAGAACAACGACCCGCAGAAACCGAAACAGAAAGTATGAACTAATGGACGTTTTACGTTTTACTCCTAGCCCTATCACGATCGACGCCGCAGCGTTCGACGGTACGCCACGCCGTACAATTATGGGGCTTGCCGCGCCATATGGCCCCGAAGCCGTGACTATGGACGGAACCCGTGTACGGTTCGCGCCCGGTTCACTTCCCACAACAGGCCGCGCGCCAAAATTACTCCAATACCACGACACAAGTAAGCCGATCGGCGTAGTTACTTCACGTGTTGAAGTGTTGGACGGTGACGCGCCCGGTATGTATTTCGAAGCCCGTATTAGTGACATTTCCGCAGGTAATGACGCCCTAACGTTGGCTATGGACGGCGTGCTAGACGCCGTTTCTGTTGGCGTTGTACCAACGGAATACACATACGACGAAAACGGAACAATGGTCGTAACGGCTAGTCGTTGGGACGAATTGTCAATGGTCCCACTACCGGCGTTCGAAACTTCACGTATCCACCAAATTGCCGCGCAAAGCGGTAATAATGATCACAAGGACGAACCCGACGCCGTTCACGACGAAACAGAAAACCCCAAAGAGGAGAACCCAGCTATGGAAAACGTCGAAACCCCAAACGTCGAAGCGTCTACACCCGTTACGCCATTGTGGGCAGCAGCCCGCGCCGCGTCGCCAAAACTTCCTACACCTAGCGAATATATGGTGGCATTCGCCGCAGGTTCTACCGCATTTGCGGAAATGAACGCGCGTATTTCTGCCGCCGCGCCAAATATCACTACCACAGATACTCCGGGCATTTTGCCGGAGATCATCACGGGCAGCGTCTACGACAGCCTAAACCCGATTAGACCGTTTGTTAGCGCGATCGGGACTAAGGCAATGCCGACCGCCGGCGCTACATTCCGCCGCCCGAAAATTGGTACACGCCCCGTAGTGACCCAGCAGCCAACCGGCCAGCTAAACACTCTCGATCCATCAACCGTGACCGTGACAAATACCGACGTAAGCAAACTTAGTTTCGGTACATACGTCACCGTGTCGGAACAGGATCTTGACTGGTCGGACCCCGCGTCTTTGTCCATCATTCTCGAACAATTAGCGATCGCCTACGGACAGGCCACCGACAACTACGCAGTAGATACGTTGGTATCGGGAGTAACACAAACCGAAACCGTTACCGATCTCACCGATCCCGCCGATTGGATCGCCGCTATCTACGGTGCTGCCTACCAGATTTCCGCAAGTTCTAACTACTTGCCTACCCATTGGGTTCTTAATCCGATCACGTGGGCGAAATTGGGAATGCTTACCGACACAACAGGCCGCCCCGTTTTCCCAACCGTTGGACCAATGAACGCAAGCGGCACACAGTCGGCGAACAGTTGGAACGGTAACCCGTTGGGCCTTACCCTTGTCGTCGATAAGAACATTACAGGCGGAACCGGATCGGGTTCGTTGTCGGGCGTTATCGGACACGCAGCAGGCCCAGCCGCCGGTTTCGAGTTCTACGAACAGCAAAAGGGCGCGATTTCCGTAGAGGTTCCGTCTGTTTTGGGACGTACGATCGCGTGGCGGGGGTATGCGGCCGCGTATATGGCCGACGCCACAAAGTTTGTAAAACTTGTAAACGCCTAACCGAAAGGCGGTTACCGCTATGGCGGTTTACAGCATTACGCACCACCAACGGTTAGACAACTACGCGGTAGTTCAACTACTAACGGCGTCGGATATTGAGGTAGGACAAAGCGTCACTATCACGGGTTTAGGTCACGGCCTAAACGGGACACACGTAGTAACGGCGTTACCGTCCTACCTTTTTATCGGTGTAAACGAAGAGGGCGATTTATTAACCGACCCCGCGTTTATTATTCCTAATCAAGTGTTGTTTTACGACGAGGGCGACGATCTAGAACGATCGGCGGCTATCCCCTACGGAACGCTTACCTATGCGCCCGTGTGTACGTGGATCACGGCTACCAATATTGAAGATTGGCTAGGCATTGGAACAGCAAGCGCGTTAGACCAAACGTTTTTAACGCAATGCGCCGCAGCCGCTAACGCGTTTTGTTATCGCCGTAGGCAAGAAGCCGGTTATTTCGACAGCCTTACAACAGCACCTAGCGAGGCCGTGAAATTGGGAACTATCCAATATGGCGGCGCGTTGTATAGGTCACGTGGCAGCATTGGCGACGCGTTCGCAGCGTTCGACCAAATGGGAACCGCGTCCTATACGGGCCTATCCGCCATTGTGAAACAACTATTGGGCATTGACCGCCCCGCGTGCGCGTAATGTCTGTTGTCGCCTATACCGATCTTTTTAATGAAGTTTTAGACGACCTAGCGGCCAAAATTGGGGCCATTAGCGGCGTTACCGTTGTTACCGATCCGCGCAACCTTGCGCCGCCGTGTGCGTTTATCGACGCGCCAACGTTCGAAGCGTTTAACGGAAACATAGTAAAAATGCGTTTCCCCGTACGCGTAATCACACTAGGACCCGGCAACCTAGACGCCCAACGGTCGTTAATGAACCTTGCCGCCAAACTTTTAACCGCAAATATCGGCGTTTTAGAGGGTAGGCCAACCGTAGCGATTATCGGCGGTACAGAACTACCCGCGTACGATCTTCAAATATCTATACAAGCCCAACAAAGTTAGGTAAACAATGTTCGTTATTTTGTCCGAACGTATCGGCGTCGTAGGCGCTAAATACGACGTAGAGGCCGCACGCGCTAAGGGTTACGACATTGAGGCGCTAATAGCGGGCGGGTTTATTGGGGAGAGTTCCCCCACTAAGCCCCGCAAGGCTAGTAAAGTCACCGATAACCACAGCGAAAAGGATTAGGACCTATGGCTACTTCAACAATTCTTAGCAACCCCGTAGTAACCGTTAATAGCGTCGATCTATCGGACCAATGTACGGCCGCCACATTTACCGAACGTTACGCCGAATTGTCCGCTACGGCGTTTGGTGATACCGCTAACAAGTACGTAAAAGGTTTAGGCGATCACGAAGTAACCCTTACCCTTTATATGTCGTACGCAGCGTCCGAAACTTACGCAACGCTTAAAAGCCTTGTCGGTACAACTACGACCGTCGTCGTTAAGCCAGCTAGCGGCGTAGATAGCGCCACTAATCCGGGTTTTACACTTACGGGCGCATTCCTAGCCGAACTACCCCACACGTTTGCGCTGGGCGAATTGTCGCAGATCGACGTAACGTTTCACGGCGGGGTATACAGCGAGGACGTCACCGCGTAACACACGTTTAGGCAGAAAGGCCCGACACAATGAACCTAACTATTCGCGTCTCACGCAACGGCGAAACATACGACGTAACAACAAACTTATTTGTAACTGTCCTATGGGAACGCAAATACAAAGCCCGCGCGTCCGATCTTGCTACGGGCGTTTCTATGGAAACGTTGGCGTTTATGGCGTACGAAGCGTCCAAAATGAACGGTATTACCGTTCCCGTTGTGTTCGACGATTTTGTAAAGAGTGTCGAAAACTTAGAAGTAGTGGACAATGAACCGGGAAACCCTACCCAACCGGCAGTTACCGCCGGCAACTAGCAGAACTACTAGCAGTAGTTGGCTTTTGGCCGTCTACGGTCCCGTTCGATACACGCGACCTAGCGACAGTAATAGACGTACTCGAAAAACAGGCGCGCCAAAATGCCCGTAACAGGTGACTTTCAAGTATTCGGCATTCAAGAGGCGTTAAAAGAAATTAACGATTTTGATAAGAAATACCGCCGCCAAATTACGACCGACTTACAACAAGGGGCAGGCGCGGAAATTGTGCGCCAAACTCGATCCTTTATCCCGACCGATTATCCGTTAGAGGGAATGGCGCGCGGCGCAATGATCAAAGGCCGCAACGACACAACATTTAACGTAGGTCGAGTAGCCGCAGGCGTTAAAACGCTTGTCGCTAAACGCGCTAGTAAAGAACGAACCGTAACGTTTACCCGTCCGCTATATATCGACGGCCGCGTAATTCCGAACGCCTACACAAAAGACGTAGATTTCAAGGCCCGCCCATTTGCGCTATTAACCGCACAACAAAAAGACGCAGCCGGCGCGTTATGGGATCACGCAGGCGTAAACGAACGTAGTCAATTCGTACAAAACCTAATTACCTACGGAAAACAGTACGTACCCGAAGCCCCGCGCGCATTGGCGCAAGGCGTAGGCGAGGCTATGCCTACCGTCGAAATTGAAGTATCTAAGGTTTTAGACCGTGTAAGTGAGAAACTAAATAAGAACCTACGCCTAGAAAAGACACGGTAACTATGGCTATTAACATTCCTATTATTAGTTCTCTCGATACGTCGGGGTTCGATAAGGCTAAAAAAGAGTTTGCCCAATTAGAGGGCGTCGGCGCTAAAAGCGCGTACGCCGTTAAAAAGGCCGCCATTCCCGCAGCCGCCGCGTTAGGCGGTTTAGCCGTTGCCGCATTTGACGCCGCTAAGGGCGCTATGGAAGACGCCGCCGCGCAAGCCCAGCTAGCGCAAACGATCGGCAAAAACACAAAAGCCACGAAAGACCAAATAGCCGCTAACGAAGATTGGATATCTACACAAGGCAAACTATTAGGCGTAGCCGACGACGAACTACGCCCCGTAATGGCAAAACTAATTACGCAGACAAAAGACGTTACAAAAGCCCAAAAATTAGCGTCTTTAAGTATGGATATAGCCGCAGCGACCGGCAAGCCGTTAGCCGCCGTATCGGACGCTATGGCAAAAGCCGCAGGCGGACAGACAAAAGCACTAGCCAAACTTTCGCCCGAATTACGCGACCTAATTAAAGACGGAATGTCCGCCGACGAAGCAATAGCAAAACTAGGCGAC